AGGGGGACACGACTGCGTCATGTCCCCCGGTCGTGGAAATACCCGTAAGGCCCGCCAAGCCCCGGAAGAAACGGCTGGGTGATGTCATTGCCTGCGAGGATTGCGGCGCGGAGATTATCAGGACCACTTACAATCGCTGCGTCTGTCCGTCATGCGCCCGTATTCGCCGTATCGCCCGGGTGGCGACTAATAACGCCCGCCGCCGGAAAACGATTCCTCTGGAGGATGTTCCCCGGCAGCGGGAGCACAACGTAAAATCTCCTCCGGAGAATCCGCCGTTGGGGAGTCGCCGCTTACCCCAGGTGGCGGCGAAGTGCCCCCTCTGCGAGAAAATGCACCAAGTGCGGATGAATCCCCCTGCTAACGGGTTCACCCCCCGAATCTACTGCGATGCATGCCGGCCAAGGGTGCACTACGGAGCGGCTGATCCGGTGCTGAACAGTTACCACGTCGGGTTTTATTAACCGCGGCCCGGGGGACACGACTAAATCCAGAACTCCAGGGGACACGACTGCGTCATGTCCCCTTAAGGGAATCAATGGCGGCAGACGAACAGTTACGGGAAATGGTGCAGGCCTGCGGGCTCTCTGTGCGGGGCAGTTACCGCAACGCGGAGGTCTGCCGGATCCTCGGCATCTCCCGCGCCACCTTCTGTCGCTTAATCGACGTCTGGCAGCCCGACGATGCCGGCAACCCGCTTGTCCCCTACGCCCTGAAGTCCTACATGCTGCGCCTGGAGCGGCGGGTCGCCTGGGACGAGCTGGTGCGCTTCCTGGAGCGCAACGACACCTGGGAGAGGCGGTACGGGGTGCAGGACGAGAGGCAACTAAACTTGCTGTAGGAGCAAAGGAACACTGTGAATAAAGAGCTGATATTCCCGACCATACTGATCGCGCTGGATGTATGCGCAGCCCTGGCCTACGTACCGGACTGTAACTGGCGGAAAATGATTTACTGGCTGGCGGCGGCCGTATTGACGAGCGCCGTAACGTATTAACTCAAACTGACGGAGGGTAAATAATAATGAAAAGCACTATCAACGGATCGACATTGTGCCCGGCCTGCGGGAACACGGGAATCATTAAAACCACAATCGAAGGCACCACCAGCAGCAGCCCGGTATCGGTCCCCTGCCCGCGCTGTCATCCGGCAGCGAAGCGTGGCGCTGAATATATGCGGGACATTCCAATTATCAGGAAATGAATAAGGAGAGTCCTTTATGCCCGTAAAACTGGAAGATATGCCGAAGGCGGCGCTGATCAGATTGATCAGAGGTGGCCACATAATCAGGCTTTATCAGACCGACCTGGTACAGGCCATGAACGAAATCCTGCTTGCACAGGCAGACGAAATATTCAAACGGCAGCAAGAGGCCGGCGAACGCCGGCGGGCTGCCCTGATTAAAAGCGATATGAAAGAATATTACAGACATGCAGCCGAGGCGGAGCGCTTGTGGCAGCAGTGGGAGAGCATCCACCACAAAATAGACCGGCTGTGGGAAGAACTTGAACGGCCCAAGAAGGAAGCTTAAAGATGAGTTTAACCACGATTAAATGCCCCCATTGCCTGGCGGAGATTGACGTCCTGGAGGCTCTGGCGGAGGGCGATCTGCGGGCGGTGCTGGAAATGCAGGACGCCTTCTATCCGCACGGGCGGCTGGTGCGGGCTTATTTTGAACTGTTCGGGATCTGGCCGGGCTTCAAGAAGATGCACCGCCTGCGGGTCCTCACGGAAGAACTGCGGACACTGTTTGACCGGGAGGAATTTTCCTACAACCGCCAGGCTTACCGGATTACCCGGGCGGGGATCGCCGAGGCCCTGGCTGGCATGGTGAAGCGCCGCTTCCCCGCGCCCCTGGAGAGCCACAACTATTTAAAGAAGGTTATGATCGGCATTGCCGAACGAGACGCCACGTCCGCCTCAAAAACTGCGGAGCGGGAGCTGCGCCGGAAGGAAGCGGGCCTGGCGTCCGGTGGCAGATACCCTGTGGCGGCAGAGACCGTCATGGCGCCGCCGATGAGGGAAGTCCTGGAGCCAGGACCGTCATCACGGCCGACTGCGGAGCAGATCGCGGCGAACAGGAAGCATCTTATAGACTTGCAGAATGCAGTCTTCAAGACGGTAAAATAAGTTATTTTTCGGTGAATTCCGAATCTCCCGCCGTCTTCAAGACGATGAAACAAATTTTGATTGGAGGGACCCAATGTTCAGTAATGGCAAATGGCACATAAACGTTAGAACGGTTGGTGAGGCAATCCGGGAACTGTCGTTGCTCGATCCGGATTTGGAGTTGGACCAGGAATATGATGGCAATGGCTGTGACATCGTGGTGATGAATCGGACCTCAGACGACACTCATGTTCAGTTTGCAGAGGGTGGTTTCTGGGACGAGGACGGCGTTTTTCCCGACGAGTACGACTAGAACGGCTATCAGACTTGTCCCTGCAGACAGAGTGCTGATTGACGGATATTAACAAACATTAACAGAGACAGCCACCGCCCGGTCCCGAGGCGGGAATATCGGGCAATCTCCTCTTACTCAGGCCCGCCGGAGCCGCGTTAGGAATCCGGCATTATTTCCTCTCCTTCTTACGGGGGCACTCCCCGCGTACAGAGGGGGACACGACTTCGTCACGTCCCCCACATCCCTTAACCCTGTATCAAACCAACTCACGTTAAGACGCCCGTTCTCTATCTGCCTGTTAAAGTAGCCGAGAAATCAAGGAGGACTGAATGGCGGACGGACTTATCACCTGGGAATCGGTCAAGAATAAAGGCTCCGAACATTACAAGGCCCCGGCGCCGTCGGCGGCGTGGAGCCTATCGATCTTTATCGCAGCATGGGGATGCTGACGCCCTTCGCGCTGTGCAGCATCATCAAGTATGCGCGCCGCCAGGCGACGATCGGTGTGAACCGGAAGGACTGCGAGAAGATCAAGCACTATGCCGACATCCTGCTCGCAGTGGCAACGGAGGAGGAAACAGGTAAATGAAAGCAGCGGAACTGAAGCGATTACTCTACGAAACATTCGGCCACCTCACCGATGAAAAGCTCCTGGCCCTGACAATTTACGGCGAAGCCCGGGGCGAGCTGGAAGCGGGCAAGATCGCCGTTGGCTCGGTGATCCTGGAACGGGTGGAACATCGCAACTGGGACGGCAAGACCATCAGGGAAGTCTGCTTGATGCCTTATCAGTTCTCCTGCTATCTGCCGGGCGATCCCAACTTTCCGATCCTGAAGAAGATAGCGGCCGATCCGGGGAAAGCGGCGGCGGGAAATGTGACGTTCCGGCTCTGCAGCGACGTGGCAGCCGGGCTCCTGTCCGGCAGCATTCCCCGCAATCCGTTAATTCAGGCAAGCCACTGCTGCCAGTATCTCACCCCCTTTGCCAAGGCCGGAGTGGACTGGTGGAAAACAATGAACCTGGTGGCCACGATCGACCACCACGAATTTTACGCATGAAGAACGGGAAAAGGAAAAAGGAGGCAACATGCTGAAAGACATTTTCAACGAGAAGAACCTTGCCATGCTGGTCTTCCTGGCCATCGCCATCGGGGCGTACCTGACCCAGGGAAACACGGCGGACAAAATAATCATCCCGATCATTTCCGGGATCTGTTCGTTCATTACCGGCTATGTGGCCGGCAAAGCCTCAACTCCGGAAGAAACAACGCCGAAAAATTCAGAAGAAAAAGGAGCTTAGCATGGATGCATTGTCGATCATTGCCATAGGAACAAAGGTGCTGCCGCTCGTGCTGCAGGGGATTCAGTTTGTGGAGAGCCTTTTTGCGGGCAAGACCAATGCCGGGGAGGAAAAGAAGGGCCTGGTCATGCAGTTTGCCGAGGTGGCGTTCTCCTCGCTCGGATCGACCTCGGACCAGGCAAAATGGGATGCAGCCAAACCGCATATCAGTATTGTCATCGATGAATGTGTCGCCGTCATGAACGCCCTGAAATAGGATTGACTGCCGGTGGACGATATCGACAAAGCGCAGCAGCACGACCGGATGTACCAGGACATTGCCCTGCAGGAGCATTACCGGAAGCGACAGGATTACGTAGAGAGGGGACATGGCTGCATCATGTCCCCAGGTGAATGCCGGAGTCCCGGCCTGCATCCGAAGGGAGCGGGGCCGGGGCAAACGCGCCCCTGCCGGGATTGCGGTGAGGAGATCGAACCCGCCCGGTTGCAGGCCATGCCCGGCGCGATCAGGTGCATCGAATGCCAGAAAATACAGGAACGGAGGAAGCGGCATGACTGAACAATGGCCTTTGTTCCTCTTTCTCGCCGGCCTGATTGCTGCCTGGAGTCTGATTATTCTGGGCGTGACGCGCTCCATGATGGGCAAGTGCATATCCGACCTGGAGAAGAAAATTGACGGGCTCAGCGACATTCAGCGGGATTATCAGCACATGGAGCGATCGCTCCTGGAACTGAAAGCGGAGCTACCCGTGCAGTATGTCCGCCGGGAAGATCACCTGCGGGATACGGCGGTGGTCTACATCAAAATCGACAAGTTGGCGGAGAAAATCGACGACGTGCAGCGCCTTATCTTGAAGTCCATTTCACAAAAGGAGTAATTTATGGATATTGATCTGAAACGGATTGTCCGGGAAAGCGTTCGCGGGGCCATGCTCTGGACGCTGCATCTGGCGCGGGCCTTCGGGGCTAACGAAGACACGCTGCAGCAGGTAATCTACCGTTCCGGCTACGGCCTGTCCGACATGGAGATCCGCCGGGAACTGGAATATCTGGAGCTGCGGGGTCTGGTCGAAATCGGACGTCCGACAGACAGCCCTTTCTGGTGGGTAAAGCTCACCCGTAACGGCATTGACGTGCAGGAAAGGACTGTCCCCTGCGATCCGGGCATCAAACTGGTGAAGGAGTAAGCCATGCCGCGACGGTCCAAGATTGACCTGCTTCCCGAAGCCATCCGCAAGGAATTTGAGAAGCGCCTCATCGCGGGGAGCTTCTCTGATTATGAGGGAGTGGCGCTCTGGCTGCAGGCACAGGGTTACGACATTTCCCGGTCGGCGGCGCACCGGTGGGGGCAGGGCTTCCAGCGTACCCAGGCGTCAGTAAAAGCGGCTACGGATATGGCGACAGCCCTCACGGAGAATATCGGCGACGATGCCGGGACGATCCTGGACGCCTCCCAGCGGATCTACATGGGGAAGATCCTCCAGGTGCTACTGGACATGGAAGATCTGGACCCGGAAAATATTGATTTTTTGAAACTGGGCCGGGCCATCGCGGATATCACGAAGACGGCCATCCCCCTGAAGAAGCACATGGACGAGGTGGCGCTGCGGAAGAAGGCCGAACAGGCCGCGGCCAACATCGCCACCCGGGCGCAGGGCAGCCTGCCGGCGGGAACGCTGAAAATGGTTCTGGAAGAGGTGTACAACATTGTCCCGACCCCGTAACGCCGTTACCCTTTATCCCTACCAGCAACGCTGGCTTGCCGATCAGAGCAAGTTCAAGGTCGGGATGTTTGCCCGGCAATGCGGCAAGACCTTCACGGCGACGCTGGAGATTGTGCTGGACTGCCTGGACGCGGAGGCCAAAGGGAAGGCCCGCCGCTGGGTCATCCTCTCCCGCGGGGAGAGGCAGGCCCGCGAGGCAATGGAAGAAGGGGTGAAACGGCATTTAAAGGCCTTTAAAGCCGCCTTTGACGCCCTGGAATACGATTGGGAACCGGACATCAAGGCGATGGAGGTCAAACTCCCCGGCGGCAGCCGGATTACAGCCCTTCCCGCCAATGCGGACACGGCTCGCGGTTTTTCCGCCAGTCTGCTTCTCGACGAATTCGCCTTTCATCAGGATTCCCGGAAGATCTGGCAGGCGGTGTTCCCCATTGTTTCCCGCTCCGACCTGAAACTGCGGGTGATTTCCACCCCCAACGGCAAGGGCAACAAGTTTTATGATCTGATAACGGCGGACGACGCCGTCTGGACAAAGCACATCACGGACATCCACACCGCCGTGGCCGACGGCCTTCCCCGGAATGTGGCGGAGCTGAAAGCCGGAGTCAACGACGACGACGCCTGGGCGCAGGAATACGAACTGCAGTGGCTGGATGAAGCGTCCTCCTGGCTGGGTTACGATCTCATCAACAGCGTGGAACATGGCCAGGCCGGGGACCCGGAACTTTATGCCGGAGGTCCCTGCTATCTCGGCAACGACATTGCCGCCCGTAACGATCTCTGGGTGGCCTGGGTCTGGGAGAAGGTGGGCGACGTGCTCTGGACGAGAGAAATCAAGGTGTTGCGCCGGGCGGCGTTTGCCGTTCAGGATCAGGTTATGGACGAGCTGGTCAATAAATACCGCATCTTGCGCCTGTGCATGGATCAGACCGGCATGGGGGAAAAGCCCGTGGAGGACGCCCAGCGGCGCTATGGAACGTCCAGGGTGGAAGGGGTGCTTTTCACCGGACCCAACAAGCAGGTGCTGGCCACAACGGCCAAACAGATGTTTGAAGACCGCAAAATCCGGATACCCCTGGGCGACACGGATCTCCGGGCCGACCTCCACAAGCTCCGCAAGATCACCACCCCCACGGGCAGCGTTCGCTTCGAGGCGGATTCCGACAGCAGCGGCCATGCCGACCGCGCCTGGGCCTGCTTTCTGGGCATCTATGCGGCGGCCAACTGGGGCGGTCCGATTGAATTTCAAAGCACCGGGGTAAGCCGCGTCGCCATGAGCGAATCCATGCGCAATTTCCTGGGGAGATAAGTCATGACCGAAGAACCAACAAAAAAGCTGCAGATTACTGACGAAGTCGCCACCATCGCGAAGGATATCGACATTTTCTCCGGCTGGATCAAGCACCTGGAAAATCCTGATCCGGTCTTGAGAAGCGAGTCTGCCGGAAGAGGGCTAAAGCTATACGACGAGGTGGATCGCGACGCCCATGCCGGGTCTGTCCTGCAGCAGCGGAGTCTGGCTGTCGTCGGCAAGGAATGGGAGATCATCCCGGCGAACTCGGCCAGAAAACTCGGCAGGCCGGCATCCACCACCCAAGAACAGGTTGTCGCCGATTACGTTTCTGAGGTTTTGGAGAATTGCAATTTTGATCAGGCGCGGCAGGAGATTCTGAAAGCGATTCTTTATGGGTTCTATCCCGTCGAGGTCATCTGGACTCCTCGACCGGGGACAGATTTCAAATCTGTCCCCAGCCTGGGCATCAAGAAGCTGATCACCAAGCACCCCCGGCGCTTCTCCTTCACGATGGAGCGGGAACTGCGCCTCCTTACGCCGGAGAACACGATCGAAGGCGAACCGGTGCCGGACCGGAAATTCATTGTTTTCACCTATGGCGACAGCGACAACCCTTACGGTCGCGGTCTGGGGCAGCGTTTGTGGTGGCCCGTCTGGTTCAAGAAAAACGGCGTCAAGTTCTGGCTGGTGTTTCTGGAAAAGTTCGGCATGCCCACGGTGAAGGGGAAATACCCTCCGGGAACAACGCCGGACCAACAACAAACACTGCTGGACGCCATTGAAGCTATTCAGTCCGATACGGGCATCAAAATTCCGGATTCGATGGACATCGAGTTCCTGGAGGCCTCGCGGGCGGGTACGGTCACCCATGAGCAGCTTTGTGAATACATGGATCGCCAGATTTCCAAGGCCGTTTTGGGCCAGACAGCGTCTATAGAGGGAACGCCGGGGAAGCTCGGCAACGAAAAGGCGCAGGGCGATGTTCGCCAGGAGATCATCGAGGCCGACGCGGATCTTCTTGACGGGTGCCTGAATGACACGCTGATTCACTGGATCGTGGACTACAATTTTCCTGGAGTTTCCGTCTATCCGAAGATCGTGACTTACGCCGCAGCCAAGCCGAATCTGAAAGAGCAAAGCGAGATAGTTAAGATATTGGCTGTGGATATCAGGTTGCCTATCGGCACGGCCTATTTTTACGAAACCTACGGCATTCCCGCTCCGGCGGAAGGCGAGGAACTGGTCAACCCGCAGCCGAAAGCGCAACCGCTGCCCGGGTCGCCAGGCGGCGCGCCGCCGCAGTTCTCCGAGACAGCGAAAAGCGCCCTGCCGATCACCGACGCCATCTACATGGCCCCCCTGAAGCGGCTGGCGGACGAGGCCCAATCCCTGGAAGACCTGCGGGACCGCATCATTGATCTCTGGGGGGAGATGGATCCGGAAAGCCTGGGCGTCATCATGGCGCGGGGAATGATGCTGGCCGACATGACCGGCAGATATGAAGTAGCCCGGGAGGCGGCAGGTAAAAAAAAAGTCTGAAATTTGCTGAAGGCGATAGCGCCCCGGAATTATTAACGGTCTTTAAACTGCCCTTTAAGGAGCAGGAAGCGTTCTTTAAAAATAAGCTGAACATCCCCACGGCCCGGTGGGACGATCTCTGGAAAGACCAGCATGCCAAGGGGTTCATGGTGGCCGGCGCTTACAAGGCCGATCTCCTGGCCGACTTCCGGGACGCCGTGGACAAGGCCATCACGAAGGGGACGACCCTGGAGGAATTCCGCAAAGAATTCGACCGGATCGTCGCCACGCATGGCTGGAGCTACAACGGTGGGCGCAACTGGCGCAGCGAAGTCATCTACTCCACCAATATCCGCCAGGCGTACAACGCCGGCCGCTGGGCGCAGTTGACCGACCCGGAGCAGCTGCAGGTCCTGCCCTATCTGACCTACAAGCACGGCGACAGCCTCCATCCCCGCCCCCTGCACCTGGCCTGGAACGGGACCACGCTCCCGCCGGATGATCCCTGGTGGCAGACGCACTACCCGCAAAACGGCTGGGGCTGCAAATGTCGGGTCTACGGTTCCACCCGGAAGGAATATGAGGCGGCCTGCCAGGCGGGCAAGGGCGAAGCGCCGGAATCGCCGATAGATCCAAAGACCGGCGAACCGGTAGGGCTCGACAAGGGCTTCGGCTACAACGTGGGAACGGCGGGTCAGGAGGAAGGGTACAAGATCTTGACGAATAAATTCGAGACATTACCCAATGATATCGCCAGGGGATTGATGCATGAATATGTCCGGTCACTGGCCTTTGAACAGTTCGTCTCGGGAGAAATAGGCGGGGATTTTCCGGTGGCAGTGCTGGATAAGCCACGATGAAGATTCTGGGAACACAGAATCAAAGCGTCTGGCTCTCGGCGGGAACAGTTACGCAACATCTCTCGAAACATCCGGAGATCGGCATTCCGGAATACCGGTTAATCCCTGAAATTGTTGATTCCGGTGAAATATATAGCAAAGGGGCAGACAGGATAATCTATCTATGGAAAAACGGAAAGTTATACCGAACGGCGCTCAAGAAAACCAAAGGCGACCAAGGGAACTACATGCTGACCATGTTTCAAACGACGGAGAAGGTTGCCGAACGCAACGTAAGGATAAAATATGAACGGATTCGTTGATCGTGTACGGGATCGGCAATTATCCCCGCTTCGCACTCATCATCCGGTTTCCCGGAAGGTGTCGGCAGCCTGTGGCCGAAACACGTCAACAAATCCGTAGAAAATAATAAAAGCCCGTTTGGGGAAAGTCAAGGGAAAAGTAAATGCCGGAAATCACCGTAAAAATTGATGGCGCCGAAGCCGTGAGGCAGCGTCTGCAGGAGATCGCGGCCCGGGCCGGGAACCTCTCGCCCCTCATGAAGGCCATCGGCGAGCGCGTTGTGGAGCAGACGAAGCGCCGTTTCGAGGCTGGCGGCCCCGCGCCGGACGGCACGCCCTGGGCTCCTCCCAAGACGCCCAATCCGAAGCGGGTGCGCACCCTCACCGTATCGGGACACCTGCGGGACAGCATCCGCAAGCAGCTCCTGGGCAGCAACGCTGTGGCCATCGGGACCAACAAGGTTTACGCGGCCATCCATCAACTCGGAGGAACGGTCTCTCACGGCGCCCGCAGCGAACTGTTTGTCCGCAACCGCAACACTCGCGGATCGAAGAAAGGATCGTTCAAGAAAGGGACGACGCCCGGCCGCGGGTTCACCATCGGGGGATATCAAACGACCATCCCCGCCCGACCCTTCCTGGGGCTGAGCGAGGTAAACAGTAACGAGATCATTGGCATCATCAACGGCTATCTTGCGGGAAGGCTTTAAGAAGTTTTTACTTACGGGTTTAAGTCACCATTTAAGGGGTTCATTTTACACAGTAAAGGGACAATGCTGCGCGGTAAAAACGAAAGCAGGCAGGGCCGGAACGCAACTTTGTCAGGCTTCCCGGACAAAACGATGCCCCTAATTGCCCCCACAAGCGATTTTCGGGGCCGAGCGTGAACTAACCGTCGCGAAAAAAACGATCGCAAAATTTAAAGGGTGTTTAAACGCACTTCCGGGGAAATGGGGAGCCGGGTCAGGAGGGGTTTTATGGGTTTCGAGGATTGGATACCGATTTTTCAAGGGGGCAAGGTGACGGACAGCGCCGGGCGATTGCACGACGGGGATGCCCTGATCGAAAAAGCCGTGGCGACTTTCCAGGCCGCCGAGCATGAACCGCCCGTGGTGATCGGCCACCCGCAGGACAACGCTCCGGCCTGGGGTTGGGTGGAAGGATTGAAGCGGGAAGGAAACAGGCTGCTGGCGAAGTTCAAGCAGGTGCAGCCGGAGTTTGCGGACATGGTGCGGAAGGGGCTGTTCAAGAAACGCTCCGCCGCGTTTTATCCCGACGGCCGCCTGCGGCATGTGGGGTTTCTGGGCGCCATGCCGCCGGCGGTGAAGGGTCTCCCTGATATCGGGGCCTTTGACGAGGGGGAGAGCGTAACTTTTGAATTTGCAGATCAGGAGGACACAATGGGCATTGAAGAAAAGATGACCGAGTTTTTAGACAAGCTGGGGAGCCTGCTGAAACGGGATCCGGGGCCGGGCACAGGCGCGCCGGCGACCTTCAGCGAGGCGGACATTGAGACGGCGAAAAAGCAGGCCGCCACGGAAGCCGCGCAGGCCGAACGGGATAAAGTGACCGCCGAATTTGCCGAACAGCGCAAAAAGGACCGAATCGCCACCCGTCGGGGAGAAGTAACCGCCTGGTGTGAGGGAATGGTTAAGACGGGGAAGATGACCCCGGCAATGGTGAAGTATGGCGTGCCGGAATTCCTCATGGCCTTCGCGGAGTCGGATGATGTCCTTGAATTTGGGGAGGAAAAAGCGAAGGCCACCCTCTACGACCGCTTCAAGACCTTCTTCGAGGCGGAGATGCCCAAGGTGGTGACGTTCAAGGAGATAGCTACTCGGAAAACGGCCGCCGCCAGCCAGGGAAATCCCGGGGAGAAGCTGGACAGTCTGGTCGCCGCGAAGCTCAAGGACAGTAAAGATTTAACCTACAGCGCGGCTTTTGCCGAGGTGCAGCGGGAAAACCCGGACCTCGCCGCCGAATACGCCGCGGAATTCACGGAGGTGAAATAACATGGGCCACGAAAATCCTTTATTGAATGTTTCTTTTCCGGCGGCGGAAGACCTGTCTGGCGACCAGTACCGCTTTGTCGTCCTGGCCTCCACAGGGGTGCGCCGTCCGGACAACGAAACGGAAGCCCTCCTGGGCATCCTCCAGAACGCCCCGGTCGCGGGCGAAGCCGCCTCTGTCATGGTGGAAGGCATTTCCAAGCTGGAAGTGAACGACGCCCTGGCCATCAATGCCTTTGTGAAGGCGGAATACGTCTCCGCCACGGATGCGGGCAAGGGAAAAACCGCGGCGGCCGCCCTGGCCTATGCGCGGGCCGTGGTCATCGAAGCGGCCAGCGCGGAAGACGACCTGGCCACGGTGCTCCTCATCGGGCGCGTGCCGGGGATCACTCAGACGGGATGGTTCACAACCACCGTCACCACCGATGCCACCGCCGATGTGCGGACGTACACGGCGGCGGAGTTAATCGGCGGCCTGATCCTCCGCGATCCCGCGGGCGGGAATCGCAGCGATGTGTCGCCCACGGCGGCCCTGATTGTCGCCGGATTTGCCGGGGGCATCGTGGGGTCGAGCTTCGAGTTCACTATCCGCAACACGGCGGATGCGGCGGAGACGATCACCCTCACCGCCGGGGCGGGCGTCACCCTGTCGGGAACGATGACCATCGCCCAGAACAACAGCAAGCGGTTCCTCTGTCGGCTGGATGACGTGGGCACCGGCACGGAAGCGGTCACCATTTACAGCCTGGGGACGGTAGTCCACTAGAAGTGAGAAGTGAGGAGTGAGGAG